TACACAAGACTTGGCTTTAAGCCTTGATATGTTTAGCGACCGCGTGTTAAAGCCTGCTGTTGCCGCTATCGCTAACAAGATTGACCGCGATGGTCTGGCTATGGCTACCTTGCAAACTGCCAATATTGTTGGTACTGCTGGTACACCCCCAACTGGTTTGATTACTTATCTGACCGCTGGCGCTTTCCTTGACTCTGAAGGCGCACCGCGTGATGGTCGTAGAAGTTGTATTGTTGAGCCGTTTACATCTGCCACTATTGTGGACAGTTTGAAAGGCTTATTCGTACCACAACAAGCGATTAGTGACCAATATCAAAAAGGTTTGATGGGTCGTGATTCTGGTGGTATGAATTGGAAACTTGACCAGAACGTGGTTAATCAAACCTTTGGTAATAACAGCACAACTACTGTTACTGGTTCTGTCGCTACTACTACTGCTACTGGATTCTTAACCTCTGGTTGGGCATCTTCAAGCACTATTTCTGTTACAGCCGCCAATACTGGTACTTTGAACCTTACCGCTGGTGATGTATTTACTATCGCTGGTGTATTTGCTGTTAACCCACAAAACCGCCAAGCCTACGGCTCTAACAAGTTGCGTAACTTTGTTGTGAAAACAACTGTTGCTATCGCTTCTGGTAATTCTGGCTCTGTCGTTGTGTCCCCTGCTGTGATTACTGCTGGTCAGTTCCAGAATGTGTCTATCCCGACAACTTCTGCTACTGCCGCAATCGCTCAGTTCAACAGCACAGGCATTGTTTCTCCACAGAACATCATCATGCACAAAAATGCTTTCACAGTCGCGGTTGCTGACCTCGAACTGCCAGAAGGTGTTCATTTTGCTGGTCGTGCAAGTGACAAAGAAATCGGTTTAAGTATGCGTGTTGTCCGTCAATACACCATTAACAACGATAGTATTCCTACTCGTTTAGATGTCTTGTATGGCTGGGCGCCTCTGTACCCAGAACTCGCTTGCCGCGTTGCCGCTTAATCATTAACTCTTTTTAAGGAAAAATATCATGGCAAATCCAGGCCCAGCAAACAGCGCACAACCACATCCAAGTAACCTAGCATCTAACCAAGCAATCCGCTTGTTGGCTGTTTATACGGGTGTCAATGTGAACGCCACAGGCGATACAGTATTGCCTATCAACAACGCTACAAGTTACTCTGTTAGCAATGTAATATTTACCAATGCGTCAATTTCATTGACTACTGCCGCGGCAGGGCTGTTTACAGCACCTAGCGCTGGTGGTACTGGTATTGTGGCAAATGCCGCTTTATCAGCATTGACAGCCTCAACAGTTGTTTCACAACGCACAGTTGCATCTACCGCTTTGCAAACAAGCCAAAACTTGTATGTAAACGTGGGAACTGCACAAGGTGCGGCCGCAACCATGGATGTATATGTCTATGGCTACGATTTAAGCGTTTACACACAGTAATACGCCTTAAAGTAAAAAGAAGTCACTCTCAAAAGGGGTGGCTTTTTTCGCTTTAACGGATACAATTCAATTCATTCTGCAAAGGAATCATCATGTCAAATTCACAAGCGATTGGCGCGGCATATCTTGACCAAGATATTATTGACGCTAACTATTCATTAGTTAATAATATTACGGGACAATTAGGCTACACAACTGGTAGCCCAACAACTTCTGGCGTTTCTGTTACTCAAGCAACCAGTAAAGCAACGGGCGTTACGCTCAATGCCGCGGCTGGTCAAATCGTTACAAGCAATGCGGCTTTAGCGGCTGGTGCAGAAGTGGCTTTTATAGTCACAAACAGCGCAGTTAGTGCATTAGATATTCCAGTAATTGCTCTTGCATCAGGCGCAACTACTGCTGGTACTTATCTATTAAGCATTGCTACTGTGGGGGCAGGCACTTTTACTGTTGTAATTTCAAATGCAAGCGCAGGCTCTCTTTCTGAGGCTTTAACGCTTAATTTTGGAATTATTCATGTGGCGCAACTGTAATGGCTGGCTCATCTGTATTACGAACTGCTGGTCAAACAGTAGCGTTATCGGTCACTTCTACCGCTCACGCGGCAGTTTTGATTAATGACAGTACAAACGACCAAGTAAACTACTCCGCTTTCCTTAATACGGGTGCAAGCCCTATTGCGGTGAGATGGGGGCCGACCGACCCTGGTGCGCCCGTCTTTCCTGTTGACGGCACTAATGGAGACTTTGTTTTGCCTGCTGGTATGACACAGCCTTTAATTGTTGCCACTTCAGCAGTACCTTACTACATAACAGCAAAATCCAATTCTGGTACGGCTGGAATTTTGTATGTAACGCCCTCTGTCTATCAAAGTTAAAGGGGCGCTATGGCTAACCCTGCCAATTCAGTTCTGCAAAACATACTTCCCGTTCAAGCATATTTTTTAGTTGACGGGACTTTTCAGACCTTTATTGGTCAGGGTCAGCCGTTTTATGCAACAGTAAACCCAATTCAATCTGGGTTAATAATTACAAACAGCACGATAGATTCAACGACTATCGGTGCAACTACTCCGTCTACGGGGGTTTTTACTAATATCACGACAACGACAGGCACGATTTTTACATCGCCTTCAAACTCGACTGATATTGCTAATAAAGCGTATGTAGACGCTACGACACAGGGTTTATCGTTTAAACAACCAGCAAACTACACAACAAATGGAAACATTACGCTTTCTGGTCTTGCTGTGCAAGCCAATGGCGATTGGGTTTCTACGCTAACTGCTGGCGAAAGAATTTTAGTACAGAACCAAACCGCAGGCGCTGACAACGGCATTTATTTGGCTTCTGCAAGTGCATGGACTCGCTCTTTAGATGCAAACACTTGGGATGAATTAGTCGCGGCTTATCTATTCATCATCTCTGGTACTGTGTGGAGTGGCTCATCTTGGGTAAACACCAATCAAACTGGTGGCACTTTAGGCGTTACGTCTGTTACCTTTGTTCAATTCTCAAACAACGCAATTTATACGGCTGGCACAGGGCTAACCTTAACGGGTTTCCAATTTAGTATTACGCCTGTTGGAACAGCGGGTACTTATGGTTCTGCTACACAAACGCCAGTTTTTGTTACAAACGCAAGCGGTCAAGTTACAAGCGTTACAAACACAACAATAACGCCAGCAATAGGCTCAATTACTGGCTTGGGTGCTGGGATAGCCACATGGCTTGCAACGCCTTCTAGCGCTAATCTAGCGTCTGCTGTAACTGATGAAACTGGTAGTGGTTCATTAGTTTTTGCAACAAGCCCGACTTTGGTTACGCCCATTTTAGGAACGCCACAATCTGGCAATTTCTCAACTGGCACATTTACTTGGCCCACCTTTAACCAAAACACTACGGGCAACGCGGCTACGGCTACATTGGCTACAACCGCCACAACTGCAACTAACCTCGCAGGCGGTGCGACAGGCTCATTACCATATCAAAGCGCATCGTCAACAACTGCAATGCTTGGGGCTGGGTCAAACGGGCAAGTTCTAACTCTTACGTCTGGAATACCTTCTTGGGCAACACCAACAACTGGCACAGTTACTTCGGTAAGTTTTACTGGTGGCTTAATTTCTGTTGCTACGGCAACTACAACGCCTGCGTTAACAGTAGCGGGTACTTCTGGCGGTATTGTTTATTTTTCTAGCGCAACTACATGGGCATCTACTGCTGTTTTAGCGGCTAATGCTTTAATGATTGGAGGTGGTGCGGCTACTGCGCCTTCGACAATTACAACTGGAACTGGCGTTGTTACTGCTTTGGGCGTAGCGGTGGGTTCTGCTGGTTCTTTTGTGGTGAATGGCGGTGCTTTGGGTACTCCATCATCAGGAACGCTAACAAACGCAACTGGTTTGCCATTAACTACGGGCGTAACAGGAACACTTCCTATTGCAAACGGGGGTACAAATGGAACGGCTACCCCTACTGCTGGTGGCATTGCTTATGGTAGCGGTACTGCTTACGCATTTAGTGCTGTTGGTTCAATCGGTCAAGTTTTAACCTCTGCTGGTTCTGGAACGCCTACTTGGACAACCCCATCTGCTTACGCAACAGTAACAGATGACACGACTACTAACGCTACCCGTTATCCGCTCTACGCAGACGCTACAAGCGGTAATTTAACGACAGAGTTTGTATCTTCTACCAAGTTGCAATTTAACCCTTTTACGGGCGTATTTACATCTACATCATTCTCTGGCGCGGGTACTGGGTTAACGGGTACGGCTACTAGTCTGTCTATTGGTGGTAACGCGGCAACCGCAACAAGTGCAACAAGTGCAACAACCGCAACAAATCTTGCTGGTGGAACTGCTAATCAGATTCCATTCCAAAGTGGTGTTGGCGCAACCACTTTTGTTGTAGCACCGACTTTGGCAAGCACAGCACTAACTTGGAGTGGCTCTGCGTTTACTTGGGCAACGGCTGGAACTGCGGTAACGATTAGTGACGATACAACCAC